GCGCCGAAGATCTGCAGCGTGCCGTTCGGGTTGCCCGGGTACCACGTCACCTCGTGCCGCATGGACACCGGCAGCGCGTACGGCCGAAACGGCAGCGCGCGTGCGGTGTCCGAGAGATTCGCGAGAATCAGCACGCGCTTGCGCCCGGTCGTCTGCCGGATCTGGAACGTCGAGACCGCGATGCTCGGGCCGTTGCTCGCCATCACATGGCCCCTTGCGCTTCGGTGCGCCGGTCGGACAACGCGGTGACGCCGCCCGCGAACGAGACCGCGATGCGGTCCGGGTCGAACCCCTCGGCGAACTGCTGCGTGATCGTGAAGTGCGAGCCCCGGAAGTCGTAGTTCTTGCCGCCGGCGGCGCCTTGCTGTTTCTTCTTCGCGTCTTCGATTGCTTTCAGCCGCGCGGCTTCTTTCCTGCCCTTCTCGGCTTCGCCCTGCCACTTCGTGTATTTGGCCATGCTCTCGGCGACACGAGCCGCAGCTGCGAGAGTTTCGTTGTCCTTCGTGACCTGGTCCCAGACGTCACCGAGGCTGCGCCCACCCGCGACAGCGTCGGGCACAGACATTCGCCCTTCGATCTTGCTGATCAGCGGGATCTTGTTGATCAACTCAATGATGCCATTGACGATCTTCGCGAACAGCGTGTGGACTTCGTTCGCCCAACTCTTGAAGTTCTCGCTGATCCACGTCCAGACCGAACGGAACAACAAGACGATCTGCGTCGCGCCCTCGATCAGCATGCCGACCGTCATCGGGATCACCGCGGCGAAGGCGTCCGCCATCGATACGCCCTTGAAGAAGTCGGCGAGGAAGTCGCGGATCGTGTTGATGATGCCCTCGAACGGCGAGAGCAACTGCCCGATCGCAGCCCAGATCGGCGCGAGCGCAGTGTTCAACTCGGACCATGCCGTCTTGAGAATGTCCACGACGCCGAGCGTGTTGTTCCAGATGCTCGTGAACGCGCCGACGATCGAATAGATGATGACGGCCCACGCTGCGAGCGCGGCGAAGCCGCCCGCAGCAGCACCACCGGCCATGCCCGTCGCAGCGCCTGCGCTGCTGCCCGACGACGCGCCCGCGCCAATCGTCCCGATCAGGCCCTTGCCCGTCATTTTCGTGAGGATGCCCGAGACTGCGACGATGGACACGAGCGTCTTGATCTTCTGCACTGCCTGGTCAAGCCCGTCGCCGAGTAGTTGGATGAAGCGCTCGGCTTTGTCGATCCAGGCCACGAGCCAGTCTCGGCCTTGTTCCATCACGGACGACAACGCCGGCTGCACCTTGTCCATGATCGTCACGGCAAGCCCGAGCATCGTGTTCTTGATCTCCGTCTTCGCCTTGCCGAGCCGCGCGAGGCCATCCAACTGCTTCTGCGTCACGACGAGGCCCATGCGCTCGGCTTTCTTGAAGAGTTCGTCGATTCCCTTCGCGCCGCCCTTCAGCAACGGTTCGAGCTTCTGCGCCATCTTGACGGGCAAGCCCGCCATTTTGGCCATCGTGACAATGTCGAACTCGGTGGTCTTGATGAGCTTCTTGCCGACCGTCAAGTCCATCTTGGCGTTGTGCGCCTTGTACGCCTCGGCCATGGCCTTGAGGTTCACGATCGGGTCGTGCGTCGCCGCGCCGATCTTCTGCATTTGCCCGGCCAGGCCCTTCGCGTTCTCCGCCATCTGCCCGAGCTGCGTCTCTTTGCCCGCCATGCGCGTGATCATCATCGTCGCGATGTCGCTCTCGATTCCAACGGCCGACATCGCGCCCATGAGGCCCGACGTCTTCTCTGCCGTCATGCCGGTGACTTTCTGGAGGCTTCGGATCTGCCCCAGGTACGCGTTCGCGTCCGCCATCATCTTGCCGAACGAAAATGCGCCGGCCAGCATGCCGCCGAGCCCCGCGAGACCGACGACCTTCGACGACATCTGCTCGAATTGCTTTGCGAGTCCGGCCGCACGCGCTTGAATCCGGCCCATCGGTCCGGTGATCTTGTCGTCGGCGACGAACTCAGTCCTGACAACATCATCCGCCATCAACGCCCCCTGATGTCGTCGTTGCCCTGTCCGGGCAACTGCGGCGTTTCGCGCTCGGCTTCGAGCAGACGCACGGTAGCCGCGCACAGCTCACGGCGCTCGCTGACGATCATGACGCCCACCTCGGAGCGTTGCTGTCCGCAGTAGCGGCCGAGAAAGGCAATGTCATCGTAGAGATCCCGCACAGCGTCACTCGGCGTCGCGAAACGCTCCATGTAGGCGCGGGTCAAGTCACCGAGCGTCGCAAACGTCGCGCCTACACCTTCACGCTGCGACTCAGCAAGAAACCCTCGGTGTCCACGTCATCCGGGTTGTGGATCTGATTCCACGCAGACGCGCAGAGCGTGCGCGCCTTGGCGCCCAGCTCATTCCACGTGCGCTCGCGGCTGCCGTCCGAGTCCTTCAGCAGCGCGCCGTCGGCTTCCCAGAGCGAACGCTTGACGAGCTCAAACGCCATGCGGCTCGGCTCGTTGCGCGCGGCCTTGTAGGCCAACTGCTCCTCGTTCGTGTTCAGCTCGACCATGCCGATCTCTTTGAACGGACAGCCGCAAGCTTCGGGGATCTGGTAGCGATAGACGGGACGGGCGTTTGCCATGATGACGGGTGTTCCTTTGCGCCGCTTCCAACGGTGCTAGACGAAAATGGCCTGTGAAGCCTTGTAGTTCAGCTTCACAGTGACGTAATCGCCGCGGGCCGGTGTGGCCAGCGGGATCGCGCCGAAGGACGGATCGGGCACGATGATCGTGCGCGAGGTCCCATTCGTGAATCGCTGCTTGGAGACGACCTGGAGCGAAACGCCGGGCGTCCGGCGCTGCGCGATGTCGAGCAACGACTGCACGAACGTCGTCCACGAGGCGTCCTCGATCTGGATGTCCAGGTCTCCGGTGATGCCCTTGTAGACCGTGTCGTACCTGTCGCTGTGCTCGCCGAGGAAGCCCTCTTCCTTGATCTCCATCTCCCACGTCAGGTTCGCGCTCTTGACGTCGCCGAGTTGGGTCTGGACCTGGTTGTCGACCAGGATGCTCAGTGATGTGTCTTCGCCACGTAGCCGCATTTCTCACCTCGCCACGCGCTAAGGCGTGGAAATAACGACCTGCGTGCCGATGGTGGCGCGCTGAACGATCTGGTTTGCGCTCGCGAGCGTGGTCACGGCGTAGTCGATGAACCACACGCCGGCAGCGCGCGTTTCAGCCGTGTTCGCCGCGGTCGAGACCGCGTACGCGTAGATGCGCTGCTTCGACGGATTGAGCTTGCTGCGCAGGCCTTCGAGGAAGCCGATGACAACGGCGGCGCTGTCCTTCTCGAGGTCGTCGGTCAACGGCTTCTTCGCGAACTTGGCGAGCGCGCCCGTCAACGAGTCTTCGATGAAGTCAGCCATCGCCCTCTGCGCCATCGGGATCGGCTGCAACGTGCCCGTCGCGCGTTCGAGCTGCTGGCCCGTTGTGTTGCCGCTCTGCAGCACCGGCCCGCTGACGTCGTCCATGCGCGGCGCGCAGATGCCTGCGGCCCGCAGGGTGATGTAGTCGTCGATCGTGAGCGTCGGCGCGTTCGACTGCAGGCCCAGGAACGCGAGCGCTCCGGGCGTGCCGTCCGGCGAGATCGTCACCGGCGCGTCTTCGATTGCGGGGTTGACCTCGGGCGGAACAGAGGACATGGCCGAGGCGATCCAGCCGTCTGCCGTCTCATCGAAAATGCCGTCGGTCGTGACCGAAGCGTCCGCGCGCGTGATGGAGAAGCCCACGGCCTCGGGCACGTAGACCGAGACGCCCGGCCAGCCTTCGCTCGCCCGATCGGTGCGCAGCGCGGCTGCAGCCGGGTACGCGGCGACGGACGACGCGACGCCCGCGACTGTGACGTTGCTGAGGTCCGGAGCCATGATGCCGCGCAGGCCCTTGCCCTTCGCGCTGCGCTGCGTGCAGGTGTTCTTGAGCGAGGTCCAGATCGCTGCGCTGTGGCGCGCGCAGAAGACGAGGTTGACCGTGTTCGCCGGCGTCGCGTCGGCAAGCAGCGAGGCCAACGCAGACGCGTACAGCGTTTCGAGCCCGGCAGCCGATGTCGTGTTGGCAGTCTGGACTGCCGTCGTGAACGCGCACACGGAGATCGGGTGCCCGCCGAGCTTGAGGCCGGAAAGCGGGTCGTAAGCGCTGGCGGTCTGCGCGGGCGGCGCGACAGTCGGGCTGCAGACATCCGAGACCACGAGATTCTGAAACAGCGGCCGTACGGGCAGCGTGTTGCAGATGCCCGTGCCGGGCGCCTTGAAACCGTAGACGAGCGTGGTGCTTCCGGATCCGCCCGTGTCCGCACAGTTGGCGGCGTGGATCCGGTAGGCCAGATCCGTGTACGGCGCGGCGAACGCGAAGTTCGATCCGTCCTGTTTCTCGATCGTGAGCGTTGTGGTGCCGACCGTGATGATGCGGTACGTGCCAGCCGTCAAGAGGTTGCCTGACCCGCCCGCGGCGGCCAGCGACCCGAGCACGAGCGCGTCGCCGCATTTCACGCCCTCGGCCACGAAATTGCTGCCGATGCTCGTGAGGACACACGTTGCGAGCGCGCAGGCCGGCGTCGAGCCCACGATCGCGCTTTTGTACGCGGCCGAAGCCTGGAACGCGATCGATTTCATCAGCCGGACGGCCTTCGCGCCCACGTCGAGGAACTCTCGGCCGGCGGCCACGTAGCCGGGCACCATCGTGAACAGCGGCGTCGCATGCGTCGCGTCGAGGTTCGTCGGCAGTTCGCGCCACGCGCGGCATGCCTTGTCGCTTGCGAGGTTCACTGGCACGGCCACGAGCCCCGCGAATTTCTTGTTCTTCGCTGCAACGAAGCCCGATCCGCCCGTCTTCTTGTGCTCGCCAATCGTCTCGTCGAAGCCGCCGAGCTTCGTCAGGAAGTCGTCGCTGCTGAGGATCTGGACGGGCTGCGGGCGCGTCGAGACGGTGCCTGGCGTCGTGACGAGGTCCACGGAAACGCCGTACGTCATGTCGGCAAACTCGCCGACGAGCGCCACAACGCCCGTGCCGACGCCGACGACGCCGGGCGCGGCGTTGCCCTCGATCGTCACAACGCCTTCGATCTGCTGGATGGTCGCGAGGCCCGGATCAGATGTGTAACGTCGCATGAACATGCTGGAACCTCACAACAGCGTTGAGGCTCTAGGTGTTCTGCGTCAGATTGTCGTGCGCCGCTTCCCAGGGTCGCGACTCAGAGAATACGCGCCGCGGGCAGGGCGGGTCAAGCCTCGGTGTCGAACGGTTTGCCTTCGGCGCCCGGCGCCGAGGTCGTACCGCGTGCGTAGCGAATCAAGCCTCGGTGTCGAACGGCGCGTCTTCGACGCCCGTGGCCGAGATCGTGCCGCGCGCGAACGGCCCGCGCGGGCTCACGATCAGGCGCTGCGCAGAGACGAGCCGCACGAGCGAGCACGAGGCCGAGAGCTTGAACGTGGCCTTGCGGTAGCCGTGCTGCGCGTCGTCTGCGCTGTCGGGCTGCGTGCTGCGCTCGGCTGAGTAGCGGGCGTGCAGCCCGTGGTAGTGCGGAAGCGAGAGCGTGAAGCCGTAGATCTCCGGCGTCGGGTTGAACGCGTCTTCGAGGTCAGAAACGAGCATCGAGCGCTGTTCGGTGTCCGTCGCCCAGACTTCGAGCTTGAGCGTCGCCACCGCCTCACAGGACTTCTGCAGGAACATGCCGTCGGCGCCCGACTGATCTCCGATGGGCAGAAGCGCGGGGCGGAACTGGCTGGCGTCGTACGTCACGTCGCCGTCGAGCGCCACGTAGCCGGACGGGTAGACCGCGACTTCCTCGGGGTCTGCCCAGTGGTCGAAGATCTGCGCGAACGCCTCATGGCGCCCGTCCTGGTCGTGGTATGCCATGCCGAGCAGGTAGTCTGCCAGGCCGCGCACGAGCGCGAGCCCGACGTCGGCGCTGCGGTAGGGCGTCAGGACCTGGAGCGTCCCGCGCTGCACGAGCGTCGTGCCGCCGGGCGTCTGGCGGACGGATGGCAGGGGCATCACGCCACCTTCCCTTGCGCGGCGGCCAGCACGCGCTTGCGCGCGGTTTCGCTCACCATCACGATCATCTCGGGCATCACGTCTGCCAGCACGTGCATTGCGGGCGTGCCTTTCTTCGCGATTGACCACCGAATCGACTCGGCCGCACGCCGAATCGGGTCCGCGTGCCGGCGCACCGAAGCGCCGACTTCACCCAGGATCTTCTCGGCGTGCTTGCTCTGGCCTTCGCCGCGCACCCGGCTCGCAGCCTTCTGCTCGTCTGTCTTCACGCCGCCGCTTGCTTCGCCCGCAATCGAGCCCAAGGACACCTGCGGTTTCGCGTAGATGCCCTTGCGCGCGCACCAAGCCACGATGGCGTCAATGGGCGGTGGCGGTCCGTTCGGCCGGCGCCCGTCTTCGATGACGCCTGAGTACGGCGCGATGTTCTCGATCGTCGCGCCGCGGTCCGTCGGCACGCTGCGCCATGAGCGCTTGTACTGCCCGATGTTCATGACGCTTTTGTCGTCGGTGGCCTTGACGGCAATCGCCACGCAGCGCATCGCGCCCTCGACAAGGCCTGCGCGGATCGCAGCGTGCACCGCCGCCGTGCGCAGCTTGAGCGCTTCGGGCCATGCGCTGATCGTGATCGTCACCATTACGAAGCGTCCTTGAAGTCGCCGCCAGTCTGCCCGTCGCGCGCGCGGTTCGGGTGCGAACGCTCCAGCTTCACGAGCCAGCCCAGCGTTTTCGTCAGGTCCAACTCGGGCGCGCTCGAAAGCGTGAACCGGCGCTTCTGCGAGCGGCCCGCGCCGTCCGGCCGGATGAATTCAATCTCGTAGTAGACGTTCTCGTCCTTCGGGCAGGGCGTCCCGTCGTCGTCGTAGCCGGACAGGAATTCCTCGGTGAAGCGGCTCGACACCTCGCGCAGCGTCACGCCGCCGGCCTCGTCGAGCCCCACGGGCGTCAGCACGCGCTGGAGCGAACCCACGTCGTAGATCTCCGGCACGGGCAGGATCTCGCGCTCAAGCACGACGATCTCAGCACCGCGCCCGCGGAATCCCGCCGTCCAGCGCGTCCGAACGATCCGAACGCGGTACGCGCGCATGCCGAGTTGCACCGCGATATCGCGGAGCTGGTCCGCGACGGGGTGCAAGAGCCGCACGCAGGACGTGGCCGCGGCGAACGACGAGGGTGACGTGAACTGCGCGTCACACGCAGGCACGAGCGCAGAGCCCGCAAGCGGTGCACCAACCGGGAGCGGCACGAGGCCGCTCACCCGCACACCCGAAACGCGCCGCCGCGCTGGCCGCCGGGCGTGAGGATCGCGTTGATGCGGTTGCGCAAGTCCGGATGGATCGGAGCCATCAAGAGCCGGCTGAGCTTGTCCACCCAGCGCAGGTATTCCGCTTCGATGAGATCGCCCTCGCGTTGTCCGTTCTCGGCGCTCCGGAGCGTGAGGTTGCCGAGCGCGCTGGCCATGAGCCGCGGCCCCGCCGTGGCGGCCTGGGTCTCGTAGTTGTTGAGCGCGACCAGCATCGCGCGTACGCGCGGGACCTGCGATTCAATCAGCAGATCCAGGTGATTGCGCGCGATGAAGTGCGGCAGGGCGAAGAATGGAATACCCATGTTGATGCCGGCCACAGCCTCGACCGCCGGCCAGCCGAAGTGGTACATGCAGGCGTCTTTTTCTTCGGTCGTGAGCGGCATCCGGCACCTCGAACGGTGCGGGCTCTGCCTCGGATTGTCTGCGGGCCGCTTCCCAGGGTCCGCTCATAGGGTAGCGCGCGCCGCACGGGCGGGCAAGGCGACGGTGCTCGGCGACGCGGCTGCGCGCACGAGCATGATCCATGTCATGTTTTGCGCCGAAAATAACGCACGAGGACTTTACACAGCAGGGCAGATCGGCTATTCTCTTGAACGTGGGGCGCAGGACGCTCCCGGGACAAAGACCATGACCACCGCGCAAGCCATTAACAACCTCGACGCCACATTTGACGCTGCGCTGAACGCCCTGCGCGTCGAGACCTACAGCAAGGACACATCGGATCATGCCGTATGGGAGGAGTTCGAAGCGCGCGCGTTCGTGCTGTGCAATGCACTGCGGCTCGCGAAGCGCCCGCTGTTGTACCAGGCGCGCAAAGATGCCGGTCTCGCGTAGCACGGTCAAGAGCCACGGCGAGCGCAACGGCGTCGCACAGACCGTCTTGTCGCGCTGCACTGAGGTCTAGCCCTCGACGGGCTCCAGCACGATGCCCTCGCGCTCCCAGCGCGTGAACGTGCCGGGACGGTACGCCGTCTCGTCCACCACCGCGCCTGTGCGCAAATGGAAGCGATAGTGGCCCGGGTCGGCGACGAACCCGCCCTTGGCCACGCGGAACTTGCCCTCGCGGAAGCACAACACGTTGGGCGCGTCGGCTGCCGGCGCACTCGGCGCGTCATCAACCGAAAACTGCGTGAGCGTCAGCGGCATCACCGCCGGGCCGCGGTGCAAGAGCCCCGCGTTCAGCGCCGCGCGCAGCTGGTGCGTCTCAAGCTGGGCGAGCCGCGCGAGCAACACCGTGCGCTCGGGATCATCGTGGATCATGAGATCGAGGTGTGCGATCTGCGCGGCGGTGTTCGTTTCGGGCGGCACGTCTTCGCGTACGTGCGCTGTGCCGCGCTCCAGCGGCAGCCGGTCGAACACCACGACATCAGCCGCGGCGTCGGGCACAGTCCCGAACGGGATCCCGACCAGCGCTGCGGCGATCAGCGGCATTTCCTCGTACACCGCGTCGGGCACCTCGGCCGCACGCACGCGGGCCTCGTCAGCAAGTGCGCGTTCGCGAGCGGCCTCGCGTTGGCGCTCTGCTGCGGCTTCGATGTCCTCGGCCGAAAAGCCGGGCGCGAAGCCCGGCGCTGGCGCTGCTGCATTGAGTGCATCGAGAACCACCCGGTCTTGCTCCGCTTGGACGTCGCGCACAAGCGCATCGTGCGAATCGCGCCAGGTCATAGGCGTGTCGGGCTCGATTTCGGGCTCGGGTGCATGTGCGGGCTCGGGCTCGGGCGCGGGTGCTGCCGGTGCAAGCGTGTCCACGAGGCCGAACGGGTCCGCGTCGCGCTGCGCCTTGGCAGCCTCGCGTTTGACCTTCGCCGCCAACCGCGTCCGCTCTGCCCGTGCCGCTTCTTTCGCCTGGTCTTTCATGAGATCCATCCTCAGAAATGACAACGCCCGCGGTGCCGCCAGGTCAACAGGGCGCACGCGCGGGCGAGTCTCGTAGGGGCGGCGAGTGCAAAGATCGGAAAAGGCCCGAAGGCCACTCGAACGAAGGCAGGCAACAAGGCTCTTGACCCCGAGCAAGGGATGCCTGCCACAAACGAGTCCGAACAGGAGCGCTCAGTCAAAAGACCGGATCACGCAGAAGGCATCCTAGAATGCCTGGCGAGTGAAACGCCGCAAAACATGCGGGGCGGTTCCATGGCCGAAGCCAGGGTTTGCCCCGCAACAGCCGATTGCCACGACTAGAGGCGGCTCAAGAGCCGACCCCACGTTGACCCGACGAACTCAAGAGAGCGCGCGCAAGTCACAACGAAGGCAAAACGGCGAAACCGGGCAGTTGGTACGGCGCGAGCAAAGCAAGCGCCACAAGCCCGGAGGGCCAAACGATCCGCGACCAAGCGGATAGAACGAGCGGCACGACCGAAGTCGAAGCCGTGGCCCAAACGCGGCCGAAGCCGCAACAGAGGCAACGCTTGGAGGCGAGCCCCTAGACGAACGCCCGGAGGCGCGCGTCGCACCCGGCGAACCGGGTCCCGAGACCGAAGCCCCGAGCAAGTCAAGCATGCACTGCCGGCAGCGCCGGGTCAAGCGGGCAGATCGCACGCCTTGCAACGAATTTTGACGCCGAAAAACGCCCGTTTTTCACGCGATCCACATTGAAGATTCAATGGGTTGCACGCGGTGCTGTGAAAGCGGAGTGAGATAAACTACCCCGTCGCATTCACGAACCTCGAAAACAAGCGTGATACTGACGCGGATCAGCTTTTCAGCCCGCAATCGACTTTATTCCGATCTTCCGCGTGTCTGCGTCGCTGCGCACGACAGCAAGAACCGTAATGGATTCCAATCTTTGCGCGCTATTCTTCGCGCAAAACGTCAACGGGCCCGGAAGTTGCCCTCCGAGCCCGTCTCGAAACCGCCCGAGTGAGCCCAGCGAAGGGGCCCGGTCGGTGTGTCGCTCGCCTACGCCGAAGCGTACTCGATGCACACGGTCCGCTTGTACCGGCCTGCTCCGCCCGTCGGCGCCGCAGCGTCCGTGCCCGCGATGTGCGCGCCGGTGAACCGCCACGCCGTGCCGACGACCTGCTGGAGCCGATCCATCGGTGCCCGGAAGATCAGCTCGATGCCGTCCGAGTTGATCTCGACGCCGTTGTTGGTGATCGAGAAATCGCCAACCGCGCCGTTCAGCCCCGCGTCCGTCACGAGCAGGCCCTTCTCGAGCGTGTACTCGTACGCGCACTCGGCGCCGGTGATCAGCGCGCGCCGCACCTGCGTGCCAGCCGTCGTGCCGTCGTTGTAGACCTCGCCGCCGAACGGGTCCGCGTCGGGGTTCTGCAAGCCGCCGACGTAGTCGGGCTCGTACGTCGCCGTCGATCCGCCGGTCACCGTCTCGGGCGCCGGGCAAACCTCGTTGAGCAGGAACAGGCAGCCCATCATGTTGCTGATGACCATGTCACGGTAAATGACATAGTCAGGCAGCGACGTGTTCAGCCGCTGGAACTCCGTCGACGCGTACAGCTGGCTCTCGCCGTACGAATCGAGGTGCAGGTGGTAGTACTGGTCCGCGTGCTTCGGCACGTGGCCGGTCCGCATCTTCGCGACCGCGCTGCGGATGGCGGACAGGTCGAGGATGTTGCCCGCCACGACGCTGTCGATCTTCGAGCCGCCACCCTGCCGAACGCAGAACGTGCGATCGACCGAGTAGACCGCCGCGCGCGCCAGGAACGTGGCGGTGAAGCCCGCGACGCTCATGCAGAGGATCGTGCCGGGCCCGAAGATGTCGGCCACGTTGTCAGGCGTGAAGCCGATGACCTTGAGCGGCAGCAGCACGCCCGCGTTCGTCACGATCGTGATGTCCAGCGGGTTGGCGCTCGACACCGCGCCGAACCGAACGTTCTCGGCGCCCGCAAGCGTCGGGTTGCGCGCCGTGGTGAAGCCGTTGAGCCGCTGGACATGGAACGTGGTCGTTCCGAGCGGCGCGACGATCGTCGGGCCCGAGCCGGCGGTCAATACCGTCCAGCCCGCCATCGCGGCATTGAACAGGCAGTTGCGCGCGAGCTTGTTGACGCTCTCAGAGCCGGCGAGGCCAAGCGATTGGACAGTCGTCTTGAACAAATTGATGCACGCGAGCGCCGACGTCGGTGCGTCAACGTCGCTCGCTCCGGCCCACTGCGCGATGTTGCTCTCCCACTGCTCGACAGGGAAGCCCTTCGGCGTCGGGTCGGCGCGGACGATCACAGGCGCGAGGGACGGCTTGATCGTGCCCTTGCGGGTCGCGATGATGCTGTCGCCGATGTTGCCGGCCCACGTGCGATCGATGAAATCGCCGCGGAAGATCAGCTCCGGAAACAGCACGTCGTGGAAATGGCGCTCCAAGAGCTTGTCCTGAACGTAGCTGCGAACACTCGGATCCGCGAGAATCATGGTGAAAGGCGGCATTTGAAGACTCCCGTGAGCCGGACAATTCCTTCAGGCGCTGGCCTGGCTCCGATGCCGTGGCGCCTGTGGAACTGATGTGCTGCCTTGGGAGTGCTGGACCGCTTCCGGTGGTCTCGCAATCGCTACTCTACGCCTTGCCTGCCCTCGCGATCAAGTCGCGTTCACGCGCGGCGATCTCTTCTCGGCTCGCCGTGCGCGCATCGAACGGCACGACGTTGTTTCCGCCCGCTCCGGCCGCTGCCGGCTTCTTCGGCGCGACGTTCCCTGCGCCCGTTGTGACAGCCGCCTGAACGGCAGGCTTGACGGCTGCAAGGTATGGTTTTTCTTTGACCATCTGGGCAAAGAAGGCATCCTCGTCGAACTTGTTGATGAAGGCCTCGTCCTTGTCGGCGAGGTGCCGGCGGAGCTGCGAGACCGCGAAGTCCGGGTCGATGTGGCCCGCGCGCATCGCGCTCTCGCGTAGCTGATACTCTGCGCCCATGACCGTCTGCTGGCTCTTGAGCTGTTCGACTTCGGCTGCGTGCCGCTTGTCGTTGTCCTTCTGGCGCTTCTCCGCGCGGGCGAGCCGAGCGCGAAGCTCGACAGCCTCGGCCTCAAGCCGTGCTGCCAGCTTGCGGTCCGCGTTCGTGGGCTCGGGCTGGCGGTTGCGCTGCCCGTTGGCGTTGGCGTTGGCGTTGGCGTTGGCGTTCGCTTTTCCTGCGCCCGCATTGCCGGCACCGTTCTTGTTCTTGTTCGACATGGTCTGATCCTGGCGGGGGCTTCCGGCCCCGCGTGTGTCTGTGCGTACCGCTGGCTTTTCATCCGGCGGCTTCTTCGCCGCCGCGATCAACGCGTCGAGCGAATCGAACCCCGCGGCTTTGACCGCCGCGAGGATCTGCTGCTTCCCGTGGTCTTTGGCGTTCTTGACGATCTTGTCGAGCGACTCACGCGAGAGCGTGCGCCCCGCCTTCTTGCCCGCCGCAACTGCTGCAAGCGCCGCTGCGTCAGCCTTCGCTTTCTCGGCGTCGGCGTCGGCAGCGGCTGCAGCGGCGATTCCTTCGGGCGTAGGCATGACTAGACGCTCGTGAAGTTGAAGGTCTCGGTGATGTCGGTGGTCGTGCGCGGGATGTAGCAGACCTCCGCATAGTCCACGAGGGCCAGCGCCGTCGCGAACTCAAGCGTGGTGCCATCTGCGCTCAGCAGACAGAAGCCGGGCGCGTTGGCGCCGGACCAGTCCACAGCCGTGCCGCCTGCGTCCTGCACGAGGTACGAACCGGACACGCCCGTGCCCGCGCCGGGGTTCACGACGCGAACGCTCGTGACTGCAAGCGCCGGCGGGTCCAGCGGCAGGTAGACCGTCGTGTCGCCGTGGATGTGCGCCGTCTTCGGCGTCAGCAGCGTTCCGAGCCCCAGCTTCTGGAGGATGTCGCAGAGGCGGTTCGGGTTGGCCTGGTCGAGGCCTTGGGCGAGCGTGGTGTTGGACGACATGGTTCTCTCTCCTTGCGAAAAGCGCTTGACTCTCTGCGGGTTACTCGCCCGTGATGTTGAATGTCTCGGTCAGATCCGTGTAGCTGCGCGGCACGTAGCACACGATGCACGTGTCCGTCGGCGCAGCGCCGAGGCCGTTGCTCCAGTTCGCGTTGAACGTCAGCGTCGTGCCGTCTGCGCTCAAGGTGCACGCGCCCGGCGTGTTCGCGCCGCCGCCATTGTCGCGCACGGTCCCGCCCACGTCCTGTACGAGGTACGGCCCCGCGACCTGCGATCCGCCCGCGCCGCGCGTCGCGCGAACGCTCGTGATCATGAGCGCCGGCGGGTCCAGCGTGACGTCCTTCTGGCTCGACGCCGGCGTGAACGTCGTCGTGCGCGGCGTCAGCATCGTGCCGAGCTTGACCTTCTGGAGGATGTCGGCGATCCGGTTCGGGTTGGCCTGATCGAGAGCCTGCGCGAGCGTCGTGTTGCTGGACATGTGGGTCTCCTACTAGCTGGCCTGGCCCAGCAGCACCTGCACCGTCGTGGATTGGCCCGCGACGCGCGTGAGGTCGATTGCCGTGATCGGCACCGACAGGTTGATCAGGATCAGCAGCGAGTCCACCGGAATCGCAGCGGCCGTGCCGTCGGCACTGGTCACGCGCACCCGGATCTTCGCCGATGCCTTGAGCTGCACGAAATGCACGGCGGTGAGCCCGCCGAGGCCTACGCTAACCGCCGTGTCGACAGAAAGCGTGTAGCCTGCGCTCGTCTTCTCGACAAGCGCGACCGTCTCGTTGAGCTGCACGATGTCCTGATTCAAGCCGCTGCCAGCGCCCGTGACGACGGGCGTGGTGACGACGGCTCCCTGCAACGACAGCGTGTCGGCCATGTGCCTAGACCCCCGACCGCTTCTTGATCGTGTAGCCGTCCGGCTGCGGCGCCAGCGGGTTGTCCGAGCCCATGCAGAGCTTCTCGGTGTCGCTCAGTTCGGCTTCGCGCGAGACGTACTTGCCGTCGCGGCCTTCGAGCACTTCGCGCGAGCCCTTCGTGGGGCTCATCTGCTTGCCGATCTCTTCGTTCTTCGTGGTCATGGCGCTGTCTACCTCCGGCCCGACATGGAGCCGATCGCGTTCTTCTGCGGGACGATCTCGCCCGAGCCCGCGTTGCCGTTGGCTCCGATGCCGACGTCGGTGCTCTGGCGCTCGGGCTTCGGCGCCGGTTCGGACGCCGCGAGCTTGTCGTGGTCTGCGCCCATCTTGAGGGCCTGCGTGCGGGACGAGCGAAGCGTGCCGGGGCTGGTGTCTTTTGCGCTCATGGTTTCCGCACCTTCTGCGCCTGCGGCGCCGTCATGTTGCCGATTGGCTCCGGGTTCGTGACCGGCCAGTCTTCCCAATTGTCATTGGGCCGCTCGCCGCGCTCGCCCCGTTCTGTGTCGCTGTAGGGCGCGCGCGTCGCGCGGTGGCCCTGCGGCGTCGTGAACTTCGGATCCTCGCGCGGGTTCATGCGTGGCATGGATCAGCCTTCCTCGCCCTGCTGGCCGCCTTGGCCCTGCTGGCCGCCTTGGCCCTGCTGGCCGCCTTGGCCCTGCTGGCCGCCTTGGCCCTGCTGCTCGCCTTGGGGCTGCTCGGTCTCGATTGCGTGCACGACGAGGAAGAACGCCGCCATCTTCTCGGCGTCGGCGTTGGCCGCGGCGCCTGCGTCGCTTTCTGCGAACGCGTCGCCGAGCAGCTTCGCGCGGCCGACGTCCGTGCACTTCTCGGTCGCCTCTTCCAGCGCCTCGTGCACGTCTTCTTCGAGCGCTTCGATCTGCGCGCGAACGGCTGCGATCGTCTCGGGCCCGGGCGTTCCGTCCACGGCAAGATCGCCGCTCTGGTTCGCAGCCTGCACGACCTGCTCGGCGTACGGCTGGAGCTGCGCGACCGCGCTCGTGATGCTGTCGTCGTCGGGGCCCTGGTGCTCGGTGCCGCCGTCCTTCGTGGGGTCGGCGATGTCCGGCGCCGGACGCTGCTGCTTGGGCTTGAAGCCACCGGGCAAAGGGCCGGGATTCGGCTTGTTCTTCGCGAACGCTTGCAGGTCGGTTTTCGGCAGTGCCATTGCTACGCCTCCGGAACGAGGGCGAGCGAGCCGCCCAACTGCTTGTAGGTCTGGATCACGTAGCGCCAGGGCGACCAGCCGAGGCCCTTGATCGGGCGCTCGTCTTCGTCTCGAGTCGGCATAATCGCGTCCATGACGCTCTGCCAGAGGTCCGGGTCGTCGACCCAGGGCGGCATGATGCCGAGCTGGTACGCCATCTCGGCGGAGCGCTGCGCACGCTCTTCGGCCTTGACCTGCGCGACCGCGGCTTCGACGAGCGCGGTGATGGCCGCCGGCTCGCGCGTCACGCCCATGTCTTCATCATCCTCGTCGTCTTCAATGTCTACGAGATCCGCGGCGTTGTCGTCGTCAATCTCGGCGCTCTGGCCCGCGCCGCGCAACGGTGTGAGCGCGAGCTTCGGCTTGTTGCCGGCTGCGAAGGCTTGAAGGTCTGTGCGATTGAGCGGCATGCGCGAGTGCCAGTGGTCACTGACCACGCTGCAAAGACTACGCGTCGCCACGGGTGCGCGTCAAGACGGGCGTGTTGACATGGGTGCGGCGGTATGCTAAGAGCGCTTCTGGCATCGGTTCGGCGCGCCGTGACCAGGTGGAAGCGGAGGCGGTGCGCCGGGCCGAGGGCCAACAACGCTGGGTGAGTGATGACACCGGAACGCAGGGCTGAAATCGAAGCGATAATCGAACAGTACACGAAGCCGCGCAGCATCATGCTGTGGGACCCCGTGGCGAACATTGATCGTCCCAGCATCAGCAAGACCGGACGGATCGTTCCGCTCGAAAGCCACGCTGGCAGCAAGACCAACACCGCTGAGTGGGTAAACGGGCTCATCGACGCGGTTGTCGAATTGCTCGCAGAAACAGGAGACAAGCCATGAACGAGACAGTCAAAAACGTAACGGACGCAACGATCCCGGCGAGCACGCCGGTCACAGTGACAGACGGCGCGAACGACCCGTGCGCTGCGAGCGTCGGGCCGGCCGAAGTGTCGCTTCCGCCCGTACGCGAGCGAGAAGACGTCGGCATCGCAGACGAGCCCGTGATTCCCGAGTGGAAACGCGTACAAGCCGAGTGCGAAGCGCGCTCGCGCATGGGCCGCTACGTCAAGCCCGTGCACGCGTCCGAGCGCAAGAAGAACCGCGCAGCAGAAGCCACGGGCCGGCAGACCGTCCGCAAGATGCGCAAGATCGCCGCGCGACGCGCCAAGGCCGAACGCCTCGCGCCGGTCGTGCGCAGCTACCCGTCGCTCGCAGACGGAACGATGATCGCAACAACGGAGGGGTGCTGACATGACGCTTGAACGAGCGCTCGAAGAACTCCGCCGTCTCGGCGGGACGTGGGACCTCGCGTACAAAGACGGACTCGCGCACGGAATCGAAGGCATGTGCTGCGGCCGCAAGATCCGCGTCGCGTTCGATGCCCTGAACGGGTGGCGCGCGCAGGCAGACATCCCCGAACGCATGTGCATCGCGCAGGCGTGGAGCCCGTACGTGGGGCAAGTGCTCTTTGAACTGCTCGACAAAGACCTTCCGCCGTGCTCTGTTCCCGGGCCGAATGGCACAATGACGCTGTTCTGGCGCGCAAAAGTGCGAGACCTGCCAGAAGCGCAGGTCACACCCGCCACGAAGCATTACGGCGACGGGCTGGTCGGAAGCCACGGCGTCAACGGTGCCATCGATCCCGATCCGTTCACGTTCAAACGCGAAGATGGGCTCGTCCCGTCCGCCAGCGGACCGTTGCCGGCTGTGCAGGGCATGCAGCCCTCGCTCGACGCGACGGCAATCGCGCAGATGTCTGGCCCCGTAGACCTCAAGCTCCGAATCGCGCTGGCAGCGCTGCGCGACGAAGAAGGTGCGCAGGCCCGGTTGATGCGCGAGTGCGCCGTTGCCAGATGCGCACGCGACGCGCTGCAAGCAGATCGTCACGACGTAGCAGCCATGCTTGACACCGCGCACGAGCACATCGTGACAGTCGAGCGCGAGCGCGACGACCTGCGCGAGCAGCTCACCGCGGCCAACGCGCGGCTCGACACGCAGAAGGCCACGATCCAAGACCTGCAAGCGCGACTTGAAGAAGCGTCATCGCGCACGCCTTCGAGATTCAAGGCGTTGTGCGATGCCAACGCAGAGCAGGCCCAGCAAATCGAACGAGGCTCGCGCGCCAACGACAATCAGGCTGTGCGCATCGGTGAACTGGCGGAGAAGCTCAGCACCATGACGCGAGAGAGGGATGACGCCCACCTCACGTGCGAGCGATTGCGCTACGAGATCGAACAAGACAATAAAAGGAATCTTGACCTCGCCAGCCGCTGCGACAGAACGCAAGCACTGCTCGACGAAACCGAACGCGGACGACTCGCTGTGCGCCAGGAACTCGCGGACCTCAAATCCCAGGTCCGGAAGGTCGTGGGCAATGCTTGAAATCGCCGCATACGACGCGCAACTGCCCGACGCGCCACCGCCACGCCCCCCGCTTCGGCGCCTGCTGCTCGGCCGCGACGCCGTCGAGACGCTCTCACACGGCGGCTCGTTCGTCTGGGCCGTCGCGATTCCGAACGACCAACTCCTCGCGCAGCTCTCCACCGAGACCCTGCCCTGGCTCAAGTTCGGCACGTACACCGTCCACGGCGAGGGCGACAGCAAGGGCCTGCACGTCTCGTACGTGCCGCCGCTGGCACCGGGCGAACGCGTCGCGATCCTCACCGGCTCGGGCCGGCTCGCGCGCTGCACGTGCACGTCAGTTCGACTCGTGCGGATCAGTGCGCCGAAGGTCCTCACGCGCGAGGCCTTCGCGAAGCTGAAGCACCCGGATGCGTGGACGGCTGATGACCTGCTGAAAGCGTGGCAGGAGAAGCACGCATGGAAGTGCTCGCCCGACGAAGTCAAGCCGAAAACGACGCCGCCGCGCGGATGCTCGGCGCACTGGTGGTGGGAGATCACCGTCACCGGCGATGCGCGATGAGCGACGCACCCCCATCGTCTGCTTTCGCTCGCTGCGTCGAGCAGCTTCTGCGCGCCGAGCGCACCGGCGTCGTCATGCCGCTCGAACCGTTGGACGGGTGGGCCGAACTCACCGCGGCGGAGCAAGACATCGTCACCACGCTCGCGCAAGCCGTCCAAGGCTCGCGCGTCATGGTCGAACCGTGGCCGTACGGGCAGCACACCGTCGCGCAGGCCGGGCGTCTCGGTGGGCTCAAGGGCGGTGCCGCAGGCGGCGCCGCACGCATGGCCGGGCTCACCGGGCCCGAACGCTCGGACCTCGCACGCCACGCCGCATCAAAGCGGTGGGGAAGGGAGAATCACCCGTGAGTCACGCCCGCAACCAAATCGACTACGACAACCTCGCGCTCCTCGACGTCGCAGTCGATAATTGCATCGGAATTCTCTACGACTACGTCGGCCCGTTGCGACGTGCTGCACTGCCCGAGCCCGTCGAGCACGCGTTTCGCGCCGTCATCGCAGCCGAGCGGGCGTGCTGGCGCAGCGGGACAGCGCACACGCATGCGTGGCCCGACCCCGTCCACATCTTCGACGCCGAAGGCAACTACATCGAGAGCGACGACGAGGCCGTCGCGCGCTGCGAAGTGCCAGACGCGCCAAAGGACACGGAAATATGAAGCACTTCATCCTCGTCGGCGTCTCAGACCCGTTCGAAGGCTTCGCGCGCGACCAGCGTTGCATTCTCTGCGGCGGCAACGAAGGCCAGTCAGTGATCGTCTTGCTCGGACCCGGTGACAGCCCGGAAGACCGTGCGCTTTGTCGCGCAGGCGCGCCGTACTTTTCGCGCGGCGTCCTCGCGCATCGCGAGTGCCTGCCACCGTACGTCACGATGGGCGACAACGGCCCGTGCGTCGAAAGTGAGGGAACATGAAAGAGAAAAAGCCCACCGTCCTGCGCCTCGCAGACGCGCCGGCAGCAAGCGCCGCGCACTGGACGCCCGAAGACATGCTCCGCGCAACGCTTGCCGACATCGAGGCGGGCAAGATCGTGGCCAACAAGGCGATCCTGGTGCTCGACGGCGTGTTCGACGGCGAGGTCAAGCTCGCCACGCGCCAGGCCGGCACCGTCAGCGGCTACGAGATCTCCGGCATGATCGCTGAAGCGCTCGCAGCACGAACAGCACTCTCATGGGAGCACGACGAACGATGACGGCGAAACGCAGCAAAGACCGCTGTAAAGACTGTGTGTTTTGCGCACGTTGGGTGACGACGCCCGAGCAATGGCCCGGGACGCGCGCTTGCGGACGGCACGGAGGCGTCGTCAAAGCCGTCTACCCGACGACCGGCTGGTGCAGCGACTTTCAGCCGCGCGAGATTCCCGCGCGTGCGCCGGATCCGCCTGCCCCCGTTCCGCCATCCGACGAAAACGGCGTGCCGAACGGCCCACTGCCAGAGTACACAGGACGGCACTACGATCACGCCGTCAAGGACGCAGAGCGATGACCTACGCCTCCGAGACCCGCAAAGCCTGCCGAGACTGCGCGTTCTGCGACGTGTACGTCGATCCCGACGTGTCAGATAGCAGCCGCCATCATCACTTCTGCCGGCGCCACGCGCCGAACCTCATGTGCCGCGTCAGCGCAGACGACGAGTGGCTCAACTTCCCGCCCGTCAAGCCCGACGGCTGGTGCGGCGACCACACGTTCAAGACGCCCGAGACCACGATCAAGGTGATCCCGAGCTACGGGCCAACGGCTGGCCTTCGGTGCCGCGACTGCTACCACTATGGCGACGAAGACGACGACGGAATCGGACGGTGCGATCTGCACGGCAGACAGTGCTTCGCATCTGCGACGCCGTGCGCCACGCCCGATTGGACGCCGCGCCCGGTCAGTCCGCCCGTAGACCCGCGATGCGCTACTTGCCTGGACCCAGGGCCACGCGACGCGCAAGGCCGATGCGGCCTTCAGTGCATCCCACAGATGCCTACGCCCGCGCAGCCGGCACCGTTCGTTGTCCAAGTCCAGCTGCCGAACACGCCAGACGCGCCAGACGTGGTAGACATGTGCAGCATGTGCACGCGACTCCTCTCGTGCGACAAGCCCCGCAAAGGCCACCGACCGAATCTGTCGTGCCCCAAGTTCAGACCGTTCTCGTAGCCGGCACCCGCTCGCCGCCGATCCAGTACCAGCCAGGAATGCCCCAGTCCGGATGCCAGGGCACAAGCGTCTCGCGCCCGTTTGGCCGGCATGGCGCGCTCGTGAACGTCTTGCCCGCCAGGCTCGCGTGCACCTCCGTCAGCCCCTTCGCGTCGGGCACCGGACTTGAGTCCGGCATCGTCCACATCCCGTCTTTACTGCGGATTTGACCGTGAATCGCCAATGAATCCACAGACACGCGCTCGTCCAAGCCCTGTCCGCTCGCGTCGTCCACGTACTCAGTCCAGCGCAGCGTGAGCCCCGGCACCATGCCCGCCGCAGCTTCGACGCCGTCGATCGTTGATGTGCTCGCGGCATACGCCGCCTCGGTCCGCGCCACGCGCTCGGCCTGCCACCATTGCAGATCGCCCACGGTCTCGATGCGCTGGATCGCGTCGCCGACGGTCTCGCCCTGCAGCGCGCTCATGGACATCTCGTCCTCGATCTTCGCGACGAGATCGCTGCCGTACCGCGCGAGGCTCTTGACGCCCGGCGCGCGCATGCGCGACGCGCGGTGCGCTTCGGTTGCGCCTGCGTGGATCGCCGCGGCGTCGACGTCGCCGGCCACCGCAGCCCCTTTAAAGTGCACCGTCAGCCGCTCGATGTCAGACGCGACAGCACGGACGGATTCGAGCCGGGCTTCGGTCATGGACTCGGCCAGCACGCCTTGCAACTGCCCGCCGAACTTCACGACGCCCTGCCTGAGTTGCGCGAGGATCGCGCGCTGCTGCAGACCCGTGAACGTCTCGCTCTTGCCCGCGCGGATCGTCGCCTTGAGCTTCGCCAGCATCTCGGCGTATCCGCGCTCGTAAACGCCGCGCATGCGCTTCACAGCGCCCTGCTCTGCGATCCTGCGCAGACGCGCGGCCGTGGCGCGCTGCATCTCGCGGTACGCCGCAAGCGCCTCGCGCGAGGGCGGCGCCGGGTGAATGAGCCGGCCTGGCTTCTTGATGGGTGGCTTCGGCGCGGCCACGGGCTACCGCGCTCGCCAGGACTCGACGCGAAAAGAGCCCGTAGGCCTGCGCTCGGTGGACTGGCGCATCGCGCGCCGCATGACGCGATCGGCAGCACCGCCCGTGTACTCGCAGTACTCGCCGTTTCGCGTGCACATCTTGCCCGGCCCCGCGCGAAAGAGCATCAGCCGGCACTCGTGCTTCGCGAGCTGCGCGATCGTGCACGACGCGCGCTTCGGCAGCTCTTTGGCGAGCGCGTGCGCCGAGAAGAGTAGCAGGCCCGTGAAGATCAAGGCGGCGATGACGCGGTTCATGGCGTTCCTCGTTTCTGGCCGGACATGAACGCAGCGGCGTTGCCCGTCGGGATCGGGCCGGGCTGCTTGCCCTCGCGATCAAGGTTGTGGATCTTGTCGTGATCTCGCGCACATAGCGTAACCATGCCATCGGGATCGTCGTGCGGAAGGCGCGCGTACTTCCGCGCCATCTCCGGACTTGGGTTCTCAAGGTGGCCCTGGTGGTGGACTGTGAGTCCACCATTTTCCTCCGTGCCAGTCTCTCCGCACCGCTTGCACGTGAATTCGTCGCGCTCCATCACCTCGCGCACGACGTCGGCCGGCAATCCGCCTTCTCCGCCAGACGCCAAGACGCAGCCACGCGCCGCCGCATCGTCCTGCAGCGCCTTGAGATCCGCGTCGTCCTCGGGCGAGCCCTTGGCGTCGTGCTGGCCGTCGCCGCCCTTCGGCGGCTGGCCCTTGCCCATCAGCGCGGCGGCGTTCTTGCCCATGCCTACTTTCCACCGCCCGTCTGCCCGGCCACGCCGAACATCGTTTTCTGGTCCGCCGCTTTGGCGGCCGTCGCCTCGTCAACCTCGACGAGCCAGTCCGACCCCGTTCGCGCCGCCGCGGCGAGCGCGGGCTTGCTGCAATCCTGGCAGAAACAGAACTGCGTCACGGGCACGAACGAGCCCATCTGCGTCGGGTAGATCGGCATCTTGCCCTGGTGCTGCTCCATCAAGACAGCCGCGCCGACCGGGTCGTCGCGCACGAACGCGTCCGCCTCTTTGAAGCACTTGATCTGGACCCACGTCGCCGGGCTCCGGCATCCGCGGCACACCGCGCCGCTCCACGACGTCTTGCGGTGGACGTCCAGATACGTCTCGCCCGGCGCCCGCATCGTCTTGCCCGCCAGAAGCCTCGCAAAGCGCTCGTGCTGCCCTGGGTCGAATCCGTTGACCATCTGCTACCTACCCTTTCGTTCCGCGCGCCCGTAGCGCGCCGCAATCTCCGCCCAGCCTACACGATCTGTCGCGAGCCCGAAACCCAGGGCCTTGTCGTCCACGAAGATGTCCGCGGCAACTTTGCCGCACCGCCCGTCGTCCACGGCGTCAATCACGCCTTCGAGGTTTTCCGCCACGAAGTCAAGCATTTGCTGGTAGCGCGCCTGTTCGAGCACGCGCCCGGCCTTGAACCGCTCGACGTCGAGACGCCGAACGCCCGCCGCGACAAGCGGGTCCAGCCGCGGGTCAATCCGCTTCGCGCGGTTCGCACGCCCGCTGAAAACCACGAGCGTGTGGCCCTCGGCTTTCAGCGCCGTCAGCGCTTCCAGCGCGCCCGGCATGAACTGCAGCGGCGTCTCGACGTCCGCGTACGGCTGGTCCGCGCGAACGATCGTCGCGTCGAAGTCGATGGC